CGAGTGGATGACGATCGGCGTCACGCAGTGGAACGTGCAGCAGGAGACGGTGACGCTCTCGGAAGGGCAGACGAGCTTTCTTCTGCCCACCGGCGGCATCGACATCCTCGGCATGGTGCTGCGCAGGGAAGGACACGACATCGAAATGGTCGCGATCTCGCGGCAGGACTATCTCGCGATCGTCGACAAGACCACGCGCGGCAGACCGGATCGGTACTTCCTCGACAAGCAGGGCGATCTCAACGGCAGGCGCGTCTACATCTGGCAGGCGGCCTCGAACGACACCGACCAGATCATCGTCGACTATCTGCGGCAGGCGCAGGACATCGGAGGCCTGTCGAACACGCTGCAGATGCCGCCGCACGCCTTCGATGCTGCGGCCGAGGGCCTTGCGATGCGTCTCGCGCAGAAGTTCGCTCCCGAGCGCTACGAGATGCTGCGCGTCTCCTACGGCGGCCCGCGGTATCCGGANAAAATCGGGGGCAAGCTCGAGCTCCTGCGCCAGGCCGACCGCGACCGCAGTGATCTCGAGGTGCGCGTCCAGTACTACCCGCGGACCGGGCGCTACTGACGGGAGGGCACAGTGCTCACCGGGCAGCGATACGCGCAGGGCGAGAGAGCATGGGGCGAGTGCGGCCGCTGCGGCGGACGCTTCCTCCTGCGGTATCTCATCTTCGACGGGCACATGCCCAACATGCGCGTGTGCGTCTCCTGCTGGGAGCCGAAGCACCCGCAGGAGAACCCTGTGCGCGTCGTCGACGCGGTGGCGCTCTGGAGGCCTTCGCCCGAGCAGCTCCCATCGCCCAGAGTGCCCGTGCTCACCGGCGCCGCGCTCTCGAGCGGCAACGAGCTGCAGTGGACGCCATCGGAGGGCAGCGTTGCGCAGGTGCGCTCGTATCACCTGTACCGGCGCCTTACCGAGGCCGGCGACGGCACGCCGGGCGAATGGGAGGAGATCTTCAGGCTGCCCGTCGCGCGCGACATCTTCGGCGCCGTACTGACCACGCCCGAGGCGCTCACGTACACCGACACGGACGCCGCGCTGAACGTGAGCTACGACTATCAGGTGNCCGCGCATCCCGTGCAGGGACCGGATGCGCTCTCGAACGTCGTGACGCTCCTTCGTCCCGATGAGGCGGTCGCTCCGGTGCTTTCGGCCGAGCTCGAGGAGGATGACGGCAACACCTACATCCGCCTCAACTGGACGGAAGCCACTGGCGGCACGGTGGAGGCCTACGACATCTACCGCGCCGTCAACGGCGGCGAGTTCGAGCTGTGGGCCGAAGGGATCGACCCGTGGAACCTCACGTCGCTCGATGACACGGTGGAGCCCGGCAACACGTACAGCTACTACGTCGCCACACGCGGCAGCCGCACGTGGCCGAACTCCAACNTCGTCGAGATGCAGATCGAGGCCGGCGACCTCGTGCCGACCGGGATCCTGTACTACCAGCACTTCGTCTCGCAGGTCGATACCACGCAGGTCGCGCGCCTCAACATCACGATTCCAGAGGACGCGAAGTGGAGTGACCTGCTCGTCGTAGCAGCGGTACGCACGATTCCGGTCTCGGATCCCGGCGCGCATGGCATCNCCGCGATTGCCTTCGAGTCGGACACGCTCGGCTANNTGGACAGGATCGAACTACCAGACGCCGAGTGGAACGACGGCAACGGTGTGCGCACCTTCAAGGGCCAGATGGCGATCGGCGTATTCCCCTACGAGGGCCTGCTNGAGTGGTACGCCGGTCAGACGGTGCAGATCTCGGTCACGGGCCTTCAGGACCGCACCGAGGAGTACTCCGGCTTCATCGTCGTCATCTTTCGCAACGTCGACTTCAAGGACTTCCAGAGTCACAGCGATGTTGCGGATTTCAACTCGTTTGCTATGGAGACGTTCGAGGCGGGCTCAGTGCCTGCGAGCGGTCTCGAGCTCGCGGCGGATCCGGCTGAACACTCTCAGACGCGCGCGATCTTCACGGCCGCTGTGCGCACGCTATTTACGGGTGCCGAGGGGCAGGCTTTCGAGCACATCACCCCGGAGGGCGTGACGATCTTCGACGAGATCGTTGTCGGGCCGTATGCGCTGCGTGTCGGCTACCGCGAGACGACGCGCCATCCGCCTGCAACCGAAATGGCCGAGTGGCGGTTCAGCGGGTTCGATGCCGTTGGCGGAGCCACCACGGGCGTTGCGGCCGTCACGCATCTGTCGCTCACGCCACTGCCGCCGGGAGAGCGGGTCGCGCCTGAGATCCAGGACATCGAGGTCGAGGGCAATGCGCTGCGCATCAAGTGGAGTGCGGCGCACTTCCTGAATCAGGATGTGTTGCAGTACGAGATCCTTCGCATCGACTCGCAGATGCACGAAGGAGCGCCGACGTTCTCGCAGCCTCCATCGGTCGGTCAGCTCTGGTTCGTCACCATCGTGTCGGCGGACACGCTCGAGTATCTCGATCAGGAGGCCAATGACTTCCTCAACCGGCAGTACGCCTACGCGATCCGTGCGGTAGGGGCGGAAACGTTCGCTTTCCTCGAATCCGACGTCTGGCTCACTACGGCGCCGTCGTGAAGGAGATCTGACCGATGCCAGCAGTCGCCTGGACCTACAGCTCTCTGCTCTCTGCCCTGCAGGCNTGGCCGCAGTCGCAGAACGCGGAGTACGTCGCCGCGCTGCCGACGATCATCGGACTTGGCGAGCGGCGGCTCGTGCGCGATCTCAATCTCGAGATCTTCGACCGCGAGGACGTGCAGGAGTCGACCACGCCGGGNTCGCGCCTCGTGGCGAAGCCCACGAACTGCGTGGCGCTTCGCTCGGTCGGGCTCATCGTAGACGGGGCCTATCAAGCGCTCGAGCTGCGCTCCTACGACTGGTGCCGCATGTACGCGCCAGATGCTGCAGAGCTCGGGGTGCCGGTCTACTACGCGGAGCTGCGCGAGGACGAGATCTACCTCGTGCCGACGCCGGATGACGCCTATCCCGTCGCGGTGCGCATGGTGGCGCTGCCCGATGACGTGCTCTCGCCCGACGCGCCCGATGACACGAGCTGGCTCGCNTCGCGCGTGCCCGATGCGCTCTTTGCGGCGTGCCTGATGGAGGCCGAGCACTTCCTCAAGGCCGACGACCGCTACGGCGATTTCGCGTCGAAGTACCACAAGGAAATCCTGCCCGTCGCGCGCGCGGAGCTGCGCGGAATGATCCGCGGCGGCGATTACTCGCCGTTCAAGCCTGCAGCGGTGGCGGCGACCTCATGACACAGATCCGAGGGTAGACAATGGCAGACTCCTTCAGCGAACTCCTGCGGCTGAGACTTCAGGAGACGGGCGCGAACACGAATACGTGGGGCGCGATCCTCAATTCCGCCGCGCTGCAGCTCATCGAGGACGCGATCGCGCGCACGGCGCAGGTGACGGTGGCCAATCAGGACGTGACGCTCACCGCGCAGAACGGCGCCCAGGATCAGGCGCGCTGTGCGGCGATCCTGCTCACGGGCGCCCCGGGCGCGACGCGCAACATCATCGTGCCGGCGAAATCGAAGATCTATCTCGTCATCAATCAGACCGGNCANCCGCAGACCGTGAAAACGGCCTCCGGTACGGGCGTCACGGTGNCTCACGGCGCGCGGCAGCTTCTGTACGTCGACGGCACNGACGTGACGGCGATTCAGGCCGACGTGCTCGGCTCGGTCGCCTNGGCGCAGGACGCCGAGAAGCTCGGCGGGGTAGAGGCGGCGAAGTACGCGCGGAAGGACGCCTTCAACGTTCACACGGCTGGCTTCGCCACGACGTTCGTCGAGCTCACGGACGGCCCGACGATCACGCTCGATGCCTCGAAGTCCAACAAGTTCCGCGTGACGCTCGGCGGCAACCGTCAGCTTCAGATCGTGAATCCCACGGACGGGCAGACGATCGAGCTGTGGATCAGGCAGGATGCGGGCGGCGGCCGCACGATCACGTGGCCATCGAACGTGCGATTCGGCTTCGGGGTCAATACANCGCTCTCGAGTGGCGCGAACGCGATTGATGCGTATCAGCTCACGTATCACGGGAGCACGAACATATGGGTCGTCACGGCCTCAAGTCGAAACGCGGCATCGGCGGCCGGCGCCTCGACCATCGACATTACGCTTCCCAGCGGCGTTGACTTGTCCCTCTACGCCCTCGCGGGAGCGCCTTCTGGGATCGTCACGGTGAACGTATACGTGCCGCGTGGTGCAGTCGTTGCTGCCACGTCGACTGCAAGTCCGGCGCTAGACACAACCGGCTTTGCGTCCGGATCTGTGATCAACCTGNTCAATGAGGGGTACATTCTTGGCCGCGGCGGTCGCGGTGGATCCGGTGCGTCTATGGGCGTCTCCGGCGGTGGGGATGGGGATGATC